GCAAATGCCAAAGTACGATGAAAATGTTAATGCAATGAATAATAGTAATTGCATAAACACGCCCAGCAGTGCGACATCTGCCCAATCTTCATTGTTAGAACTCCTCCCAAAAGTTGCCCATATAGGCATGGAGGTAGAGAACAAAATCTTCAATCTTTCAAACACGAAAGACCTTTTACTTGACAATCTTAACAGAGGATTAGATGAGCTTCCCGACGGAGTGCTTAAGGATAGGTTATATAATATCCTTTGGCAGATACAAACTATTGACGACTGTATCGCAGATTGTATGACTACTGATGACTTCTACAACTTGGATAACTTCATCTTCTACTCTAAGGAATTACTAACCCCTAAAAACAAATAAGCAATGAATAATCAAGTTTATAACTACAACGGAAATAATATCACTTTCCAACTTGGAAATGGTGATGTAATGATTAACGCTACCGAAATGGCTAAGGCTTTTGGAAAAACGCCAAAAGACTATCTAAGAACTCAATCAGCACAAGAGCTTATCAATGCTCTTTCCGTTAGGCTAAAATGCCTAACGGCTGATTTAGTGAAAGTTGTGCAAGGAGGAGATATACAAGGCACTTGGCTACATGAGGATATTGCCTTAGACTTTGCCCAATGGCTATCAGTTGATTTCAAACTATGGTGTAACGATAGAATAAAGGAACTTATAAAAACAGGTGTTACCACTATTTCAGATGAGGACGAAGCTATCTATAATGCTATGAATATTCTACAAAAGCGCTTAGAAGCAAGCAAACAAAAGGTACAAATGCTTGAGAGCAAAGTAGAATTACAAGAAACAGAGATAAAGTACCTCGCTCCAAAGGCTAAATATACCGATGAAGTGTTACAGAGTACAAGTACTTTTACCACTACACAGATAGCAAAGGATTTAGGTATGAGCGCTCAGGCTTTAAATCAAAAGTTAAAAGAGAGAAAAATACAATTCTTCCAAAGTGGGCAATGGTTTCTTACTCATACCTATCAAGATAAAGGATATACAGACATGCGTATAACACCTTATTTTGATACAAAGACAGGAGAGCCTAAGACCTCTCAATCTATGGTTTGGACTGAGAAAGGCAGGCAATTTATTCATAGTTTAAAGATTAGTTAGTATTTCCGAAAAACTGGTGACCCCCGATAGGCAAGCACTCACGTTCGAGCCGTGAGCGGGGGCTAAATTAACAACCGATTTGAGAGGAGATTGAGTGCGCATAAATCTTTATCAAATCTCTAATTTCAAATCAAAATGAACGAGTATCAAGAGTTTTTAAAGAACAAAATCAAGATAGCTCCTAAGCAAGGGTTTCCTTGTAACCTTGATGAGATTAACCCACGAATGAAACCACACAACCGATTAATGGTAAAGTGGATGGTAGAGGGTGGTAGGCGTGCCTGCTTTGCTTCTTTTGGGCTACACAAGACCGTTACCCAACTGGAAGCAGTACGAGTAGTCCTTCAAAAGGCAGGAGATGGCAAAGGGCTAATAGTTTGCCCGCTATCTGTACGACAAGAGTTTATCGAGGATGCTAAAAATATCCTTGGTTGGGAGGTAGCCCCTAAGTTTATTCGTCGTATCGAGGAAACAGAGGACAAGGATGGTATATACCTTACCAACTATGAAAGTATCAGAGACGGCAAATTAGACCCTCGACACTTTCAGGTAGCAAGCCTTGATGAGGCGAGTATCCTCAGAGGTTTGGGAGGCTCTAAAACGTTCCGTGAGTTTATGAGACTTTTTACAGGTGATGCCGGCCCAATGCAACAACGCAGAGGAGCAGATAATATCAAATACCGATTTGTAGCCACGGCCACTCCCTCCCCTAATGATTATATTGAGTTATTGGCTTATGCTGACTTCTTAGGGGTGATGGATGTATCGCAAGCCAAAACGCGTTTCTTTAAACGAGATAGTACCAAGGCTGATAAGCTCACCCTACATGCTCATAAAGAAGAAGAATTTTGGTTATGGGTATCATCTTGGGGACTTTTTGTAACAAAGCCTTCTGATATTACCCAAAATGAAGCAGACGATATAGGGTATATTCTCCCTGAATTAGATTTGCGTTGGCATGAAATACCTACCAATCACTTAGACGCGGGGTTTGATAAGCATGGACAAGGGCTTTTGTTCAAAGATGTAGCATTAGGCTTACAAGCCTCTGCCAAGGAGAAAAGAGACTCATTAGAGGATCGTATCCAAAAGATGTTAGAACTCCGAGCAGAAGACCCTGAAGCGCATCGTGTAATATGGCACGATTTAGAGAGTGAACGCAAAGCAATTGAAAAGGCTATCCCCACGCTAAAATCTATATATGGCTCACAAGACTTTGAAAAGCGTGAGGAGATTATCAGAGCTTTTTCGTATGGTGAGTTGCAGGAGTTAGGAGCAAAGCCCGTGATAGCAGGTTCAGGGTGTAACTTTCAAAGGTATTGCAGCTGGGCTATATACTTAGGAATAGGCTATAAGTTTAATGACTTTATCCAATCTATACACCGCTTACAGCGCTTCCTCCAAAAGAACAAGGTACGTGTGGATTTGATATACACAGAAGCAGAACGCAATGTACGAAAAACCTTAGAAACCAAGTGGAAAAATCACAACAAACTCGTAAAGAATATGACGGAAATAATCAAGAAATATGGACTATCTCATTCTGAAATGGCTCAGGTGCTTACTCGCAAAATAGGAGTAGAGCGTATGGAAATAAAGGATAATTATTACCATATTGTAAACAATGACAATGTGTTAGAACTCGACCCTAAAGAAAACCCTCATGCTTTGAAAGATAATAGTGTGGGACTTATCCTAACCTCAATACCTTTCAGTACCCAATATGAGTATTCTCCTAATTATGCTGATTTTGGGCACTCTGAAAGCAACGAGGAGTTTTTTAAGCAAATGGACTATCTCACCCCTAATTTGTTCCGAGTGTTACAGCCTGGTAGGATAGCTGCTATACACGTAAAAGACCGTATTGTACCCATGGGGCTATCTGGAATGGGCGTGCAAACAGTATATCCTTTTCACGTAGATTGCATACAGCACTACACCAAGCACGGCTTCGCCTATATGGGTATGAAAACCATTGTTACTGATGTGGTTCGTGAGAACAATCAAACCTACCGCTTAGGATGGAGTGAACAATGTAAGGATGGTACTAAAATGGGAGTAGGAATGCCTGAATATCTCTTATTATTTAGAAAGCCAGCTACAGACAAAACAAATGCTTATGCAGATGAACCTGTAATAAAGGATAAAAAAGAGTATACACGTGCAAAATGGCAGATAGATGCTCATGGCTTTGCTCGATCCTCTGGGAATCGTTGTTTATTTCCTGAAGAATTGGCCAAGTTAGCACACGATGTTATTTTTCAGGAGTACAAACGCTTTTCATTGGAAAATGTATACAATCACGATTTTAATGTGAAGATAGCTGAAACTCTTGACATACACGGCAAATTACCTACTTCTTTTATGCTCTTACAGCCGCAAAGCTGGAGTGAGGAAGTTTGGACGGATGTTACTCGTATGCTTACCCTCAATGGCTCACAATGGAGTAAGGGAAAAGAGATGCACCTTTGCCCAATGCAGTTTGACATTGCCGACCGCGTAATAGAGCAGATGAGCAATAAGGGAGATGTAGTATTAGACCCCTTTGGAGGGCTAATGACAGTGCCTTATAGGGCTATCCTCAAGGGACGTTATGGAGTTGGTTTTGAACTCAATCCTCAATACTTTTTAGATGGTGCAATTTATTGCGAATCCGCTAAACAGAAAGTAAGCACACCTACCCTGTTCGACTTCATAGAGATAATGGAGAAAGAGCAACAGAAAGAGCAACAAGAAAAGGAAATGCAAAAAATATCATAAATACTCATTCATTTTTCCTTGTCTTTGCCCTCGCTTGTACTTGGCGTGTAATGTTAAGGAGAGGGCTTAGGACAAGTGATTAAAAAACTAAAAAACATGACAAAAGATTTAATATTCAAAAAGAGTTGGTATGATGCTATGCAGCATCTTCCTCTACCAGAACAAAAAAAAGTAACCATGGCTATATTGCATTATGCATTTGCTGATGAGGACTGGGAAAAAGTCCTTAAACCCCAATCAAGGGCAGTATTTTTGCTCATTAAAGCAGACTACCACATGCAAGAGAAGTTAGCATAAGAAGTAATTATCACGTTCATTTAAATAACAAATCATGGAAAGAAAAGTATTACAATTTGAAGCAAGTTGGTATTATGCTATCAAGGATTTATCAAAAGAAATTCAATTAGAAGTATATATGGCAATTTTTGATTATGCCTTTAATGGAGTGGATAATACAGATACCCTTAAACCAACGGCAAAAGCAATATTTATTCTAATAAAAAACGAGATTGATAATAATCAATAAGACAAGCAACTATGAAAGATACTTTTATCATTAAAACTAAATACGGAAGTATAATCAACAGATTGTCCGACAAGCAGGCAGGCGTTTTATTCAAAATGTTATTTAACTATGTGGAGAACGGGGCAAATGCAGGCTCAACAGATGAGAGAGTTGATATGGCTTTCGAATTTATTAAAATGGATTTGGATGCTTTTTCAGAGAGTTACCAAAAGAAAGTTGAAGCTAATAAGGAAAATGGAAAAAGAGGGGGTAATCCTAATTTTGTAAAGGGTAAATCTAATCCTTACTACAAAGAAAAAGATAACCCAAACATTACCGAAGATAAACGAACATTACCGAAGATAACCGAAGATAACCCTAATGATAATGATAATGATAATGATAATATTTCTTTTTTAGAAAAAAAGAAACAAAAAAGCGATGTTGCGGTTTCTGATTTGGAAAACGAAAATTCAGAGTCTCCCATAGAGACCCTTCAAACTCCAAAAGAACAAAGCGGCGGCGGGCGGAAGAAATTCACCATACCAACCCCTGAAGAAGTGCAGGCTTATTGCGATGAGCGCAAGAATGGTATTTCAGGGCAACAATTCTGCGACTTTTACAGCTCTAAAGGATGGAAAGTAGGTAGTCAGCCAATGAAAGATTGGAAAGCAGCTGTACGTACATGGGAGATACGAAGAAAAGACCAATCGCCCCCTATAACGCAATCGCAGGCGCAAATTTCAACGCCAAAACGCATCCGCTTTGACGAATACGGGAACGAGGTAATTTATTAAAAAATAGGCTTAAAAATGCAAAACAGAAAAATACCAAATGACCCTGAATTAGAGGCTATCGTACTTGGAGGCATGCTCATAGAGCAACGAGGAGTTTCAGAGGTAGTTGAGGTGGTGAAGGATACGAATGTTTTTTACACCCCTAAAAACGCCATTGTTTATGAGGCTATTCTGTCCCTGTACAAGTCCTCGCAATGGGTAGACATTATGACCGTAAAGAAAGAGCTTCAGCGAGTAGGCAAGCTCAAAGAAGCGGGAGGAGGTGGTTACCTTGTGGCGCTCACGGAAAGGGTATCCTCTTCAGCGCACATACAGAACCACGCCATGCTTCTTATGCAGATGTACGTTAAGCGTAAGAGTATTGAGGTAGGTTATAACCTTGCTGAGCAATCATACGAGGAGGATACGGATATATTCGAGTTGCTTGACGGCTCGTACAAAGAGCTTGATAAGATTTCTGATTGGCTGTCAATTAAACAACCTAAAGAGATAGGCGATTATCTCACAGAAGTTCTTAAGACCAAAGCGGACAGGGCGGGAATACCTACCGCGGTGAGGGATATTAACCTCAAGCTAAATGGCTATCAACCCAGTGACCTTGTAATCATTGCAGGTCGTCCTGCCATGGGAAAGACAGCATACGCTCTGAATGACGCGCTTCATCAAGCGCGATTAGGCTACCCCATAGGGATATTCTCCCTTGAAATGAGTGCAAGACAACTTACAGCGAGGCTATTTGCCAACTATGCGGGGATAGATAGCAATAAGTTAGCTATTGGCACGCTTTCACAGAGTGAGATGGATGTAGCTGTAAGTCTCCGCCCTTCATTCGGAAAGTTGCCGCTGTATATTGATGACGAGCCTTTTCTCACTCTGTTATCGCTTAAAATCAAAGCGAAAAAGTGGGTGAGAGAAAAGGGGGTAAAGATAATTTACATAGACTATCTCCAACTCATCAGTAACTCCCAAAGGGGGCGCACAAGAGACCAAGAGATAAGCGAAATATCCCGTACCCTCAAGGGGTTGGCTAAGGAGTTGGATATACCCATCATTGCCCTATCCCAACTATCCCGCGGAGTAGAGACACGAGGAGATAAACGACCTATGCTTTCCGACCTTCGAGAATCGGGAGCCATAGAGCAGGATGCTGACAATGTACTATTCCTATATCGTCCTGAATATTATCAGATACCCCAATGGGAGGACGGCACGCCAACCGATAACGAGGTAGAGGTTATCATCTCAAAGTTTCGCAATGGCACAACAGGAGGGATAATAATAGGCTGCCAGCTACAATACATGCGCTTTTTTGAACGAGGAGGAAGCGTAAGTATGAATATTCAACAAGAAAATAATTTACCAAAAATTGACCCTAAAAACAACAGTCCATTTTAAAAAATATGAAAAGTACAAAATTTTTAACAGAACTCAGAGCACGAGGGCTACAAATCACCGAAAAGGAAGCAGAGCACCTCATGAATATAGCAGTAACCAATTACCGAGAAAACAAGGTAAAACCTATCCTAAAACGGGAAAATATGGCTCATTACCTTATCCTTGCATTAGCGTTCTCAGACGCTACTAACGAGCTATTATACATGATTGACGAGAGCAATTTAAGATATAAATTCAAAAGCAACTTCAAGAATGTGAAGAAGCACACAAGAGATATTGTAGATGAGTTTTATAGAGTGAATAAAGCCGACACTCAACTTCTTGAAGCGTTCAAGTCATACGCTGATGATATATCTGAGTTGGTATATATCCACTTAGACGGAATTAATAACAGAGATAAAGCAAATGAAAAAACAAACTAACACCCCATTAAGAGCCTTTGAGGTAGCCGTAGATAGGCTGCTTATGGAGTTTTGTGAAAAACACGATTTCACTTATGAATTTTCGGTGGGAGAAGATAGTATTGACGTATTTAGTATATCCAACTACTTCTTCAGTATCTCGGATATATACTTTGACCTCAAGAGCAATCAACCCAAGAGTAAAATCATACAATGGTACGATTACCTTCTTGATAATGAAGTAGAGATTAGTTATTATTCCTATTGCAAGGGTTTTAGAAAGGAGCAATTAAGTAAAAAACATGAAAATCATTGACCTTTTTAGCGGAATTGGAGGCTTTGCTCTGGGCTTTCAGAGAGCAGGCTACCAATTCACAGAGCATTATTTTTCAGAAATAGACAAACACGCTATTGCTAACTATAAACACAATTTTCCACATGCAAAATACATCGGAGACATTACCTCTATTCACGGAGGAGACTTTACAGACATTGACATTATCACTTTCGGTTCGCCTTGCTTTGTAAAAGGCACTAAAACTCTTACAAATAGGGGTTTTATATTAACTGAAATAGAATGTGAACTATTGCAAGGTTTTTCAGAAAATTGGACACAATATGGCGATTACAACGGCACAATAAAACCTATTGCTAAGACACAACGCTACAAGCTCATAGGTAATGCGGTAACTGTGGATATAGTAGAACTCATAGCAAAACGATTAAAATTTATAGAACCATGAAAAACCTACTTGTAACTGTATCAGGAGGGCGTAGTTCGGCTCGTATGGCTCGACATATACAGACCCACCCCAAGTATGCAGACTATAACAAAGTTTATGTTTTCTGCAATACAGGAATGGAGCGACCCGAAACTATCACCTTTCTGAAAAATATAGTGAAATATTGGGAAATACCTCTTACAATCATAGAGGGTGTATATTCCACAGAGAAAGGTGTAGGAGTAGGCTATAAGGTGGTAGATTTTGACACTATGGATATGGAGGCTAAGGTATTTGCTCAAATGATAGCTCACTATAACAAAGGTCATTATAACGGTCTGCCTAATATGGGGGCTCCTTATTGCTCTGACTATCTAAAAAGTAATCCTACTAAGAAGTTTGCTAATGACATCTTCGGAAAAGGGAAGGACAGCTATCAATTAGCTATTGGTTATCGCAAGGAGGATATGCCCAAGCGTATTAGCTGGGCAGAGATAAAAGTCGACACTAAGCGTATATTTCCACTACTGACAGACTTTGAAGTGCCTATCGGACAGCAGGAGCTTAATAAATTTTGGGATAGCCAACCTTTCAAACTCGGAATACATAATAAGTTTGGCAATTGCGAGTTGTGTTGGAAAAAGAGTACTCCTAACCTTATAGATAACATCAGATATGGTACCCGCTTTATTGATTGGTTTAAGGAAATGGAAAGCACCTATCAGAGTACTATGTTTAGGGATCGCAGGAGTATAGAAGACTTGGTAAGGTTAGCCCAAGAACCCATACAGCTATCCTTTCCATTTGAAACAGCTGATGGCTGTGTATGTAGTTTTTAATCTTAAAAACCTTTATAAAAATGAATAAAACAATTCAAGAACTCGTCCCACTTATCCAAGAGTGGGCAAAAGAAAGGGGAATATTCAAGAAAAGTACCCCATTTGACCAACTCCTTAAGACTCATGAAGAAGTTGGCGAGCTTATCAAGGCGTGTTATGACAATGACAAGCCAGCTATACAAGATGCGATTGGTGATACTATGATTTGCCTTTTAAATTATTGCTATTTTAAAAATATGGATTTCATTTTTCACTATGAAAAAGTATATCCGATGGAAGCCCCTAATAATATCACACAAACTACATTCGCTATATCTGCTAATAATACCCTAATGAAGCAAAGGGATTCAATAAGAATTTAAGAGGCTTTGTAAGCCTAAGGCAATATATTGAAGATAAATATGATTTTAACTATGAATAAGAACTTAATTGTACTATCAGGAAAGAAAAGAGTAGGAAAGGACACCGTAGCTAATCTATTCAATGACTACACCCAACGTAAATACGCACTAAGAGCCTTTGCCGAGCCAGTCAAAGAGATAGTGTCCCAAGCAGTAGGAACAGCTTCATATGCGTTAGACCTCTATAAGGAAAGCCGATTAGTAGCTGTCAATGGTATATCGAGCAACCTAACCATAAGGGAGCTATATCGAAAGACAGCCGATTTTTACAAGGAACTTCTTGGGGATGATATATTCGCTAAGCTAATGCTAAGGCGATTGGCATATGAGAATTACGAATTTCCAAGGGTGATTATTACAGACATGCGCTTCAAAGTGGAGTATGAGCAGATGAAACTACTTGACCCTGTCTTTATTCGTGTGAAATGCAGAATGGGCAATATGGATACTCACCCCTCTGAAACAGACCTTGATGATGTGCCGGATAGTGATTTTCACTTCATCATAGATAATACAGGTACACGTACCCAACTCAAGGAACAAGTACAAACCATTGTCAAAAAGTTAAGAATATGAAATTATATATCTCAGGAAAGATTAGCGGCACAGACCTAACTCATACTCGTAAGAGGTTCAGTGATATAGCCAACAAGCTCCAATCATTAGGTCACGAGGTTATCAATCCTCTTTGTAACGGACTATCTGAAACAGACCCTTGGGAGGCACATATTGCTAAGGATATTGCTAACCTATTGCAATGTGAGGGTATATACATGCTACAAGGATGGGAAGAAAGTCAAGGAGCAAGGATAGAACATGCTATGGCAAAAGACGCTAAATTAATAGTATTTTACGAGTAAAAAAGTAATGATTTAGGGTTACAAGGAGCTTATTTCTGTATCCTCGTAACCCTTTATTTACTTGATTTAAAATCACAATTTAACAAAGTGAGTTATATTTATTGTTGGTTTTATTGTCGTTTTTACATACGCAAAAACATACGTAAATGTTACTCATTTTCAAATAATTATATAAAAAATTTGTAGGAATAGTTTAAATATTTTTGTACCTTTGCGCTTTGAAATAATTTTAATAATTAATCATTACTTATGGATAGTATAATAACAATTCAAAAAATGGCAAGTAAAAAGACAGTCTCAAGTCTTGAGCTTGTAGATCAAATCAATATTTTCAGGAAAGAAGAGGGTAAAGAAACAGAGTTACAGCATAAGACTATGTTAGCTATTATCAGAGATGAGTTCGAGGAAGAAATAGGTCAGCAAAAAATTTTGCCAACCTCTTATAAAGACCAATGGAATAGAGAACAACCTATGTTTGAACTCACTATCGCACAAGGAAAGCAAGTACTACTTCGTGAAAGTAAGTTTGTTCGCAAACGTGTAGTAGAATGGTTGGAAAGCCTTGAACAATCAAGAAAACCAATGACAGCTGGAGAGTTATTAATGACTCAAGCACAAGGGATGATTGCTTTAGAAAAAGCGCAACAAGCACAAGCTGAACAAATCGCATTGCAAAATGAGCGTCTCTCCAAGATAGAAGCTAAAATAACCACTAAAAACGAGGATTATTTCACTATTTCAGGATATAGCAATATTGTAGGCAGGAGAGTACCTTTACAACAAGCTATTTCAATGGGTAAAAAAGCTGCTAAAATATGTGTACAAAGAGATATACCAATGGGCAATGAATACGATGCAAAATACGGATTTGTAAAAAGTTATCCTACTGAAGTATTAAAAGAAGTATTTGCAAATAACTAACAAATGAAACACCAAGAAAGCACCCTACAAACATCCTGTGTAAAATGGTTTAGACTCCAGTATCCTAACCTCGTAATATATGCCGTCCCTAATGGTGGCAGTCGAAACGTACGAGAAGCGCAACGCCTCAAAGCTGAGGGGGTACTTGCAGGAGTGGCTGACTTAGTAATTATGCTCCCCCAAGGTAAAAGCCTTTATATCGAGATGAAAGTAAAAGGAAATCGCCAAACTGCCAACCAAAAAGACTTTCAGAATAAAGCCATCACATTGGGGCATACCTACGCTGTATGCTACACCTTTGAGGAGTTTCAGAAATTAGTAGAAAATCAAATACATAAATAGCAAAATACAATTTTTTAAGAAAATTATATACAAAAAACACTGTTAAATTATATATCCAATATGATACGTATAAGACCCAGCAAGAGAAACACAAACAAGCACACAGAAAAAGGTATGGAACTACTTAGTTCCTCTATCGATGAGGTGGGAGTGATTGAGAGTATATCAGTAACCAAGCAAGGGACAATCATTTCAGGACACGCACGAAAGGAGAAGTTTGACGAAAAGGGATTAGTACCAAAGGAAATAACTCTTGCGAAGAATGAGTACCCTGTAATTGTTCGCAATGATATAGAAGACGATACAGATACCTACTACAAGGCACAAATATTAGCAAACACTACGGCACACCAAAACTACAACCTTGACCTTGAGGAAGTGGAAGCGGTAGCAGAGGAGTATGGGTTTGAGTTGGAGGAATTAGGTATTGAGATTGAAGAAGAGGAGAGTGATACATCTGAAATAGGGGGGGGAGAAATTAAAAAAGGAACTTTATTAGAAAAGTTCATAGTACCTCCTTTTTCAGTGCTTGATACACGACAAGGGTATTGGCAAGACAGAAAACGTTGGTGGCTGTCATTAGGAATAAAGAGTGAGAAAGGGCGTGATAATGTTATGGAGACATTACAATCAGTAAATAAAATACAAGGAAATGAAATGCCCTTAGCGTCTATTTTTGACCCCGTACTATGTGAATTAGCATATCAATGGTTTAATATACCTAAAGGAAAGATATTAGATCCTTTCGCTGGAGGTTCGGTACGTGGAATTGTAGCAGCTAAGTTAGGATTTGAATATCTCGGTAACGATTTGAGAGAAGAACAAATACAAGCAAATCGTGATAATGCAACAGAGGTACTTCAAGACAATGAGATCTTCCCCACGTGGACAATAGGAGATAGTAAGAATATAGACAAAATAGCACAAGGGTACGATGCCGATTTGATTTTTTCTTGCCCTCCTTACACTGATTTAGAGGTGTATTCTGATGATCCTAACGACATTTCTAATATGGAATATAAAGACTTCCTAACAGCATATAAGGAGATTATCCGTAAGAGTTGCAAAATGCTCAAAGAAGACCGTTTTGCAGTGTTTGTTGTAGGAGATGTAAGAGATAAGAAAGGATTTTACAGAAACTTTGTGTCCGACACTATAATGGCATTTTGGAATTGTGGTGTTATATTGTACAACGAAATGATATTAGTAAATGCTGTTGGGAGTCTACCTATACGTGCAGGAAAGCAATTTAATGCCAGTAGGAAAATAGGCAAGACACATCAAAACGTATTAGTATTTTACAAAGGTGATCCTAAAAAAATAAAATATAATTACCCTGAATTAGATTTATCATACATACAAGACGAACAAGATGAATAACACCCCAAAACATAGACAGCAATGGATATTAGAGGAACTCAAAAAGTCTCCTCTTTTGTCGTATGGGGAAATGTGGGGTAAATATGAGGTAAAGTGGGGTAAAGGCAAAACTACCTTTGATAAAGACTGGAAACAAGCTCAAAAACAGCTTCAGGAGTGGCAAAATTCAATCAATGCAGAGGTAGCGAAACAAGTGGTAAGCGCAGAAATTGAAGTGCGAAAAAAGGACTTATTAGCAAAATTTGACGCCTTGAAGATTTTAGCCGACATAGCAAAAGGAAAGGGTAGAGAGATTGACGGGGAGAAGTTTTTTCCTTCGTATCGTGAACGCATTTCAGCAATCACACAACTCGCTAAAATGGAAGGATGGGACGCTCCTATAAAGCAAGAGGTTAATGGTGATTTTAGCATATCAGAAGTTAAGATAGTATGGGAGGGCGAACCTGATGAGTAAGATAACAATTACACCAAAAGGCAATAGAAAGCAATATGAATGTGTTAGGGTGTGGTATGACACAACAACGGATGAGATACTTTACGGAGGCGCAAAGGGAGGGGGCAAGTCTTTCATAGGTTGCTCACTTATATTAGCCGACGCTCTAATGTATGCAGGTACTCAGTATTTCATTGCTCGAAAACAACTTAATGATTTGAGACGGTTCACCATACCGAGCATTCACGAGGTGCTGAATGGGTGGGGTATACCGCAAGATGCGTATAAGTACAATGGGCAGGATAACTATTTTGAATTGCATAATGGTTCACGGGTATTACTGTTAGATTGTAAGTATTTACCAAGCGACCCTCAATATCAGCGATTAGGCTCAATGCAATTTACACGCGGTTGGATAGAAGAGGGCGGGGAGTTTGATTATGATAGCTATTCGAACCTTAAAATATCAATAGGGCGATGGAAGAATAGGGAATATAACTTGAAAGGCAAATTACTGATAACTGCTAACCCGTCTAAGAATTTTCTGTATAAAGAGTTTTATACACCTTACAAGGAGGGTACTTTGAGCGCACGAAGGGCTTTCATTCAGGCGTTACCGTACGATAATAAGATGCTACCTAAAGAGTACATTCAGAATTTGGAGAGCACATTACGAGGGCCAGAGAAGCAGCGATTATTGCACGGGCTATGGGAGTATGATGATGATCCGAATGCGTTATGCGATTACGATAAGATATTAGCAGTATTTGGCAACGACCAAATAGCACAAGATAGCACTATGTACCTAACTGCTGATATAGCACGATTTGGATCGGATTTGTGTGTTATAGGTGTTTGGAGAGGCTGGGAACTGATAGAGATACACACAATGGCTACTTCAGCAACCACAGAGATACAAGCACTCATTAATACGTTGCGAATGAAGTACAATATTCCAAAGGGGAATTGTATTGCTGATGAGGATGGTGTAGGAGGCGGTGTGGTAGATAATACGGGCATCGTAGGCTTTAAGAATAACAGCACACCACTTGAAGAGAATGGGCAACCTACTAATTACAAGAACTTACAAACACAATGCTTATACAGATTAGCCGAGCGTATCAATAGCAATGGCATATACATTAGTGCTGAACTATCAGAACGCACTAAGGAGATGATTACCGAAGAATTGGAGCAGATAAAGAGTGACAACAAGGACGGGCAAAAACTATCGGTAATTAACAAAGACACTGTTAAACAAGCAATAGGACGAAGCCCCGATTATAGGGATATGCTGCTAATGAGAGAGTATTTTGATTTGAAGCCGAGAAAAACATTTAAACCTATATTCAGACGATGAGAGTATACGAATTTCTGCAACTATCAGAAGAAATGCAAAGAGGTATTTTGCCAGTTTTGAAGGTGTTAAAACCTCTATCTAACTACACACGTAGGCGTTGGTTTAAGAAACACATACACGGGGTAAAAGAGAGTATCACAGAATTAACCTTCGGGGAGGTGAATAGCATTAAACGTTTGGTGATGAGAGAAACAACCGAGGACTTATTAAGAGCCTTTGAGATTATGTACAAATGCAAGACACGTGATATAATGCGAATGGAGGTAACTCAATTCTATCGTTGTATGATATTTATCACTAATGAAGTGGATAAGGTGATGAGGTTAGAGCATCATCATTGGAAGGTAGCCCCTACAGAGTATGATGGTAGGCTACAAGAAGCAGGAGTTAAGGAATTAGAGATGTTTGGCGATTTGCCGATGATTGATAGCCTTGCTGGTGGTGATATTCTTAGATACAACGATATTGAGGGGCTCAATTATTTGGATGCGCATTATATCTTGTGGTATAGAGCAACACAAGCGAATATACAGAATAGATTTCAGAAGTTAATGGCAAATAAATAGGATATGAAAGAGGTATTACAACAGATAGCAAACAATAACGGCTGGGCATTTGAGTACGGCAGGCAGGATTACAACAACTTAGAAGGGCAATCGGGGAAGGAGTTTTATTTGTTTCTTGATGTGCCTGAAGTGTCTGTAACGTTTGATGAGTACTCTGCACCTATAAGGCATACTTATTCAGGAAGATTTATGCTGCTTAAGCATTCAGATTTTGATAGGATGTATGATAGTCAGATGGGAAATGATGCTACAGAGGGCAAATACGAGCAATATATTAAGCCTTGCAAAGAGGAGGTAATGAAGATTGCGAATGCCTTTTGCGGGGATTACTCGATTACTTCGTGGCGTATCATTGAGGTTATTAATCAGTTCAGTAATAATTTTGATGGGGTAATCGTTAATTATCAGGTAGCGATAAGCGAATAAAAGATGAAACAGCCTATTGAGATATTGCATAAGGAGTTGGAGGCTCTGAAAGATGACCTAATACGCAGATATGAGGAATTAGGAATGAAAGCCAGTGGTGCGTGGGAGCAATCGTTGCAGGTGCAAACTGATGAGGCGGCAGGATTGCTGAAGGGTACGATTTCAGGTGAGGGATATACGTACTATATGCAGCACGGGCGCAAGGCTGGAAATTTGCCGCCTATTGCTGCAATTGAGCAATGGATAAAATATAAAGGCATTCAGCCGATAGAAAGAAAGATGAAGGTATCGGGGTTAGCGTGGGCGATTGCTAAGAAGATAGCAAGAGAGGGCACAAAGAGAAGCCGCAATGAGGATAAGCCCGCATTTATTGACGAGGTGATAACAGGTGAGAGGGTACAGGAGATAATCAATAAGGTGGGCGAGGGCTATATAGGAACTTTTACGAGTGAGATTATTAACTTTTTAAAACGTTTTTAAGATGGATTTTTTAACTACAGACTACTGGGGGGGATTTAGTTGGGTTCCTTTGCGAATTAGATTAGAAGATGCTGATAAGGATAAACTTAAGCATAATGGGATATTTATCATTAGAGCGTCTTTTGTGAAGATGATAGACGGGGCTATTGGGAAAAAGACGGTAGAGATAAAGAAGCATTACCTATACAGAGAAAATGAGAGTGTGGTGAATGTGGATTTTGGAGCGGTATTTAAAACTGCCTTCTTCTCATACACAGAGGCGAGTGGTTATCAGATAAGAGCAACAAGCATACCGATAGAGGTAGAGTTGCAGGCTACATATAAGGACGGTAATGAGATAAAAGAATTTGAGATTACAGAAGGCGTAAAGGTGATAAAGAACGAGTTTAGGATTTTTCCTTCTACTTTCTCAAATATTTTGGCTAACAATAAATGGTACAATACGCGTATTTGCAAAGACCTTGATAGGGCAAATGGTGTATATACTACTTACTTCAGAGGTTACCCACAGGACGATGTAGTATTAGAGGTTACTAATAAGGGAGCGGTAGATTACAAAGGGATACCTCGATATGAATATAAGAAGGTGGATAGGGTGATTGACCAGTGTGGGGTGTTTGTTGTGTGGAGGAATGCAGCAGGCACATTTAGTTATTGGCTCTTTTCGAATGAATATACAGAGGAGGTGAAGACGAAGCAACTGGGACAAACGATAAAAGGCACACGTATAGGCATTGGTGATAGATTTTCGCTATTACATTCGCTGGGGAGTACAGCAGTGAAGCGTTGGACGCTGAAGAGTGAAGTAGCGGTTATGGAGAATGAATTAGACGAACTGCAAAGCCTTTTATATAGCAGTGAGGTGTATGTATATAGGGGCGAAAAAACAGTTGGAGACAACAATGATTTGAATGCTGAATTATTTGAAAGAGTGATTGTAGTAGAAGGAACGCAAAAGTTTGATATAAACAAACAATTGTTATACCCTTTTGGGGTAACGATAGAATTTGAGCCAGAGAGAACAATACGAGAATTATAGGTTATGACTGAATTATATATTGATGGTAATAGGGCCGAGATGGGCGATAAGGGGTTTGCTTATACGTTGCAGGTGAATGATATGTTTAACTTTGAAACGCGTGAGGTAGGCTACTCTGAAACGGTATATTTGCCGGTAACGGCTGCCAATCGTCTTATATTTGACTTCGCAGAAATGTCTGAAGGTGATAATAAGGGGGCTTATAAGGTATATAGGGTAGATTATTACGTAAATGGGGTGCTGATTGTCGGTAGTGGCAATGGGTACTTGATAGGAGTACGTGATGATGCTTATATATTTGAGTTTAAAGACAGCGGTAGGGAGTTGTACCAATACCTTATGAATAGGGATATTAAGGGGGTGAACGGACTTATTGATGGGAGTGCTGAGCGGTCATTGGATAAGATAGTAAAAGCGCACACAGAGGACAACGTAGGCACAAGGGAACTTATATACTTGGTAGGAAATTATGGTGATGATGCTGAAAAGAGGGACGACAATGGTGTATTACAAGTATATAGGTTTGATAACACGCCTCTTTCTATCTGTTTAGATAGGGTGTTTAGGTTGGTGCAGCAGTATAGCGGTTTTAGGTTTAGGGGCGCAACGTTTAATACGTTTGATTGGAAGAATGCTTACATTGCTTCTTCTAATATAAAATATAATGATATAGTTGATAAAGAGGTTTTTAAAGCATTAAATTGGTGGGGTTTTGTTGGAGAACTATCTAAATATGGATTTAAAAAAGGAATTTATGACAACAATATATATGTAGCACACGAAAGCCAGGGAATAGAACCTTTTACTATTAAGGAGGAAGGTTATTATAGGGTTAGTTTTATATGTGATAAATTATACTCAGAACAAGGCACTGTGATAGCTCAACTTGGTATTGATTCTACTCAATCGTGGTTAGAAGAGATTAATGTATCTGAAGAAGGTTGGGACAAAGTGAATTACAACAAAACTTTATACTTTCAAAAAGGAGATAATATATATATACAAGGGGGTATTAAAAATCGTAAATATGGAGATGGAGTAAGAGCAAATGGAGGTATTTTTAAAATTGAAAAGATAAAGGGAAACGACAATTTGTCAGTGCTTGTGTCGGATTTTGCTTTAACAGACTTATTTAAGGAGGTATTTAAATTATTTTCTTTGACGCCCATCAGAGATAGGCAAACAGGGGTGTATGACTTCTTCACCTTATCAGAAAGGGTGAATGCTCCTGTGATAGATTGGAGTAGCAAATTCGTAAGAGTAAAAGAGGTGAAGTATCACAGTGCGAACTACGGGCAGAAGAATAATTTTCTGTATAAGAAATACGATGAGGATAACGCTTATAAGCAAAGGGATAATGATGGGGTAATACACTTTGACGACAAGGTACTTGATGATAGAAAGGATTTTAGCAGTAAGTTTTTTAGTCCTCTGAATAACAAGGAGAATGGAATGGATGTGATGGAGTTTTTCACTAAGGAGGTAAAAAAGAAAGAGGACGGTACAACTGAAACAGAGTATAAGGAGAAGACAGGACGATGGCACGTGTACGCTACTAAGGAGGTAAAAAATGAAGTAACTTTTTCTTTGAGAACAAAGGAAGAAGGCGGTGGTGTGGAACGATATTTTGTGCCTAACTTTGAGCCTTTCAAATGGGACAACCTTCTAAATACTTACTACAAGGATTTGCCGAGAGTAGTGGAGCGAATGTACTGTGTAACGGTGGAAATGAACTTGAATGAGATTGATGTAATGGAGTTTTCATTCTTCAGTAGGATATACATACAGCAGTTGGGGAGTTACTTTATGCCTAATAAGATAAAATATAAAACAGAAGGTATGGCAGAGGTAGAGATGATTAAGATTAGATAATTAGAAATAATAACGATATGGAAAGAATAAATATAGCACAGGTAGATATTGATGTGGACGCGCTGATTGGTAAGAGTGCAGAGGTGAGACAAAAGCTGATGGAGATTGGTGGTGAACTGAAAGAACTGAAAGGGCAGTTTGATAAGGGAGATATATCAGTGCAGGAGTACACGCGCAGGGTATCGGAATTGACGGCTATTCAGAAAGTGAACCGTGATGAGTTGCGCGTATATGATACGCTGATAAAAAACCATATCAGCACAGAGGCCACGAAGATGAAACAGAATGAGACGATGAAGGGCTCAATCAAAGAGATTAGCGCTGCCCTATCGCAGAATAAACTAATCTACCAGCAATTGAGCGAGGAGGAGCGTGAAAATGCTGATGTAGGGGGCAAACTATTAGCGGTTATTCAGGAGCAGGATAAGAAATATAAGGAGTTGCAAAAGAGCATTGGCAACAATCAGGTAGATGTAGGGAACTACAGGCAGGCGATATTAGATGCTATTGGGGATAATCAAGCGTTCGGAACCTCAATGAATAGTGTTATTAATAACTTTAACACAATGAAAGTGCAGATAATAGCACTTGCTAATCCGTTTGTGAATTTTGTACAAACAGGAAGATTAGCAGCACCAGCAATGAATGCTGCTGCTGTTGCTACAAGCAAAACTTCGCTGGCTATGAAAATACTAAGAGGGGCGGTTATAAGCACGGGTATAGGGGCGTTGGTGGTAGCATTAGGCTCTTTGATTGCGTACTTCACCAGCACACAGGAAGGTATCGACAAGGTGAATAAGGTGCTAACGCCTCTGAAGGTGCTTTTTCAAACTCTATGGGGGGTGGTGCAGAATGTAGGTAAGGCATTAGTGGAGGCTTTTACGCACCCTAAGCAGTTAGTTATGGATTTAGGAAAGTTCCTACAAGAACAAATCATTAACAGGGCCACAGCAGTAATAGATGCTTTCAAAGGATTAGGCAATATATTAACGGGTAATTTTAAGGAGGGCTTTAAGCAGGTAGGCGATGCTGCCTTGCAAGCGGCTACGGGGGTAAAAGATGTCGTTGGAAAGGTGAAGGAAGCCGGCAAAGCAGTTAGTGATACGATTGGCGAGGCTATCAAACGAGGGCAACGAATTGAGGAGATAGGTGTAAAGTTAGCGAGTTCGGAGGCTGATTTTGTTAAGCAATCAGAGGCTTTGAAGTTGGAGTTTGCAGAACAAAATCAGATAGCAAGGGACACAAGCAAAACGATTAGTGAGAGGGAGGCTGCTGCTAAGAAGAGTATTGAGATACAGAAGCAGATTAACAAGTTAGTAACAGAGCGCAATAACTTGGAAATAGAGCGAATGGAACTGCAGCAACAAAGCAATGACACGAGCGATGCTGAGCGCGCTGATTTGGAGAGAAAAAAGGCAGAAAACAACAAGGCAAAGGCAGAACAGATACAGAGCGAAATAGCACAAACAAAGGTACTTAACAGCATTCGCAATACAGCAAGACAAGAACAAGATGCAAAGAATAAGGAGGCGGCAGATAAGGCTCGAAAACTCTTGGAGGAGGAACTTAAGTGGAAAAAGGAGGCGATAGAGGACTATGTAAAAACTAATTCAGCGGTAGCAAAGTCGATGCAGGAACGCCTCGATATTGAGGAAAAGGGTATGAGAGACCGCCTCGCTATATTAGAGACTGAAAAGACTAAGGGCCTAATAAAGCAAAGGGAATATGAGAAGCAGAAGAAAGAGATTGAGAGGGATTTTCTAAAAATTAAGGCTGAACTAAGTGTCGAGGCAGTACAGAAAGAGGCGGAGCAGTATGAGGTGCAAAATAAAACTAAGATTAACAGTGAAACACACCTAACTGCTGAACTTATCGCACAGGAACAAGTACGACAAGATGCTATCTATCAAAAGAAGGTAGAGGCGTTGGAGAAGGAGAAGAAACTGAAGCAAGATGCTAATGAATGGGACTATAATGCAGAGGAGGAGCACCAAAATAGATTACGTACACTTCAGGAGGAGCACGACAATCAAAGCAGAGATTTGAAAAAACGAGCGAACGAATTAGATAAAGAACAAAGAAAATTAAATGCTGATTTGGATTTTCAGGAACGCATCGCTCGTTTGGAGTCTGAGAATGCTAGCGAATGGGAGATTAAATATGCTCAACTTGAGAATGAGAACGCACTTGCACTTGAGAAAGCCGATGAGCAGCACCAGGCGGGGCAGTTGAGTGATGAGCAGTATGAAAAGACTTTAACTACTATAAGGCTTAATTATGCTAAAAAGAAAAAGGCAATAGATGAGGGCGTAGAGATGGCAAAACTTCAGGCTTTTCAATCGGTATTGGGGCAAATGAAAGGATTGTTTGGCGAGCATACTGCATTGAGCAAGGCAGCAGCGGTGGCTGAAACTACTATTAATACGTATATGGCAGCGCAAAAGGCATATTCGTCAATGGTGGGCATTCCTATTGTAGGGCCGGCGTTGGGTGCAGCGGCAGCAGCAGCGGCGGTAGCGTCGGGTATGATGAATGTACAAAAGATAGTGGATACAGAGACTGACAAGTACGAGGCCGGTGGTCTGATAGTAGGTAAAAGCCACGCATCAGGAGGAGTTCCTTTTACAGTTGCAGGACGTGTAGGGTTTGAGGCTGAAGGAGGGGAGTATATCATAAACAAACGCGCAACGGCTATGTACTTCCCAGTGCTGGAGGCTATTAATAAGAGTGCTGGTTATGGTAGTTATAACCCCGTGTATATGGCAGCAGGGGGCGTGATTAAGCAGCCTCCCCTTGTACAAACTGATATAAAGGAATTAAAGATTGATTTTGATAAAATGATGAATGCTATTAGAGAGGGTGCAATGCAGGGCACACAGCAAGGGGCACAAGCAGGAGCGTACGAGGGTGCGCGCGCGGGTAGCCTTGAGGGCGCAATGCAAGGGGCGTACGAGGGTGCTACATTAGGCACAACTACAGGGCTAACAGAGAGTGCCCTACGAATTAGCGATAACGAGTTTGCAAGGAGGTCAGCAAGTATATGATTAAACTAAAAGCAATATTAAAGGGTTGGGAGAACTATATATTCCCCAACCCTGAAATGGAAGCAAAGGCAAAGGAACGAGCGAAGATATGCGCTGGTTGTCCTATGGCTAAGAAAGGTACATACCAACAGCTAATGGAAGATTACACTCTTAAAGAGGTTAAGGGTATGAAGTGCAAGGCGTGCGGGTGTCCGCTATCAACCTTGCTACGACAAGATGAAAAAGGGTGCGAACTTAATAAATGGGAATAACTATGAATGTATACGAAAAATTAAAACCTATGGAGAACGACCTTCGCTTGATATACAAGCACGGAGGTAGGGTTGCGTGTGAGATATTTCGCGACCTTGAGATTTACGAAGCATTTCAAAAAAGTAACGCCCCAAAGATGGAGCGTTATACAAATATATCTGAGCACTTCAAGGTAAGCGAAAGCCTTGTTCGTGCTATCATAAAACAGATGGGTAAAAAAATTTTGTAGTTAAACTTACCACGATACTTACCACTATTTTTGATTAATACTGATTATTAATTAGTTATGAGTGTTTTTTTATTATTCATTCTAAGAGATTCGTTTGTTCATTAGGGAAAATAACAGAAGGTTTAAAGGT